CCATTGCTGCACCACCAAAATCAATTGGTTGTGCGATGACCGAACCCTTACCAGTGCCATCAAAATCTGATTGACCGTTGGACATTGGATATCCACCTAGACCCATGGCTTCGGCTGCTGCTTCTGAAATAGTTTTCTTGCTTTTTTGTTTCATAATAAAAGAATCCTTGTGTTAATTATTTAGTAGTTTTTAAAATTACGGAGTTATACCGTATGCTTTTTCTTGAGCTTCTAACTGTCTTTGTGATACTGCGCGTCTTCTTGCATCTAATGGATCAACTGGTTTAAATGCCGCACGCTTTGAGCCAACTAGTGGCACCCATGGACTTCCGGCTCCCTGTGCTGCTAAATTTTGAGCATTTTGACCTATCTTGCCAATATTTGCATCAAACCAACTTGACCCAGATATATCTGCAGCCTGACCTAAAAGTGAATCTACTGCTCCTGGAACTTTATCTATTCCTGGGATTTTTTTAAGAAGACTAGTTCCAGCAATTGCAGAAGTTGCTTTATTTCCAAGCAAGTTACCCAACCAGTCCAATCCAGTACCAATAGCATATGCACCTGCAGCAGACCCAGCACCTAAATCATCTTTTTCCGTATCACCAAACAAAATATTATCTGGCTTACCTTCGGCATCAATGCCTTCACCCTTTCCACCACGACCGCCACCTACACCATATGGTAATTTAATTTTAGAAGGATCTTCCATAGTATCAAGAGCATGACGATTAACAGGAATAACATCTTTACTTGGAGTTTTTGGTAATTTGGGTGCTTTTGTTTTATTATAAGAATCAACGGCTATACTTGGACCTTCGCCAAATTCTCTTAAGAATTCTTCATGCAAATCACCCGTTGAATGTTTATTAAACGATTCAATCAAATAATTTCGAGCAAGATGGGAAATATCTTTATTCATTTAAGTTTATTAAAATATTCTTCAAATACTTTAACAATATTTTTGTTTAGATTTCGGCTTGATGAACCATTTATAAGTTTTCTTGCTGCATCAATTTGACGCTCTTGCCAAGAACCTTCTACTAGCATCCATTCTCTACCTTCCATGATTCCATTTACGAAAGCGTGTGGTGCGGATGGATCTGCAACAATATCAACAGCAGCAAGCATAAAGTCTTCTTGTACTTCTTGGTATCCATTCTTAGACTTTAAAGAACCCATACCACGAGTAGATACTCCCAATTGAGCACCCTCATCAATAAGATTCTTTACAATCTTTCCCATTGGGGTATCTAAGATTTTTGCTTTACCACAAATAGAATTACCATCTTCATGGAGTTCTTTGATAATATGTGATACACGATCAAGGTTTACAGTTGGTCCTGTAGGATGATTAAGTTCACCTAAAGCACGACCTTTATTAACATATTCAGTAATATAACGGTTGGTCTCCTTGGCAAGGGTTCCTTGTGGATATACTCGACCATTCCGGTTCTTTACACCAGATTGCATAAAAATACCTTCAATGAAGTAATGTTTATCTCCATTACCAGCATTCTCTTTGATATACTTTATATCTTCAGTTAATTCGGTAATCAGTTTCATTTAGGTTCTTTCTTTCCAAGAAAATCTTTAGCAATAACTTTATATTGTTCTTGTAGTCTGGTTCCAACTTTGCCATAGAGAACTTTGGTGGCTTGTTCTTTAAATGCAACAGCATTTTCTTCTACTACGGTCTTGAGCATTTGACGGATATTGTTTTTCATAATAATTTTCTTACCTTCTGTGAAAATGTTAAATGTTGCTTAAATGTTGTTCCATCAGTAAATAATTCAGAAACCAGGTGTTCTCTATTTTTAACATTCAATGATTCAAATAAATTTTTAATATGTAATATATCTGAATCAGTAATATTTATATTTGAACCATTTTGAAACTTATAATTTCCTGGTTTAAAGTTAGTTACAAAGTCTACAAATTCATTTAAAGTTGTATTTTCTGGAGTAATAGATTCTCTGTATAACAGTGCTTTTGACACCAGTAATTCAGTTTCTTTAATACTTTCGTTCAATTTAATGGATAAAACTTTAATTATACTTTGCTTAAAACTTTCATCATTTTTAAAAATGATGTTCTCTATTCCAGACTTTAATAATAATTTATTATTAGTCATGGGATATTACTGTTGTCCACCTTCTTGGGCGGCTTGTTGGGCGGCTAAGGCTGCTTGTTCTTGTGCTATTCTTTGTCTATCAACAACCATTTGCTTTTCCATAACCTTGAGCTGTTCTGGAAGTTGTTTGAGAATATCAGTCTTAACAAACTCAGTTGAGAAGTATTTACCAATGTAAGGTTCAACAAACGAAAGCATCTTAAGACGTTCGGATAGAATTTCGGATTCTTTGAGATCCCAGAAATAATTATCCGTGTTGAATACAAATTTAATATCGGTTTTTAAAACATCCCAATCTTCTTGAGTCATTACACCTTTTAGAAGCAATTGAACTCTTAATGTATCCATGAACAAACGAGAAAACTGATATCGAATACGATCAACAAATTTATAGAATTTAATTTCTTCTCTGGTAATTTCGGTAGAACGACCCATATTGAAACCAGTTGATTCAGCAGATAAACGACTAATTGGAACATTTAAACATGCAAACAATTTCTTTTTAAAGTATTCAATGTCTTCAATTTGTGAAGTTGATTGTGCACCAGGAATAGTTGTGATTTCAGTTCCACGTGAACCTTCTCTACGTGGAAGCCAGTAATCTTCAAGTACTGACATCATCTTTCGTTCATCTCTTACTTCACCAGTATCTTGGTTGTAAGTAAGTTTTGTGCGGAATCTGCTCATCATGTCCCGCATATATTGTTCGGCTTTGGCTTTTGGTAGTTGACCAACGTCTACATAAAAGATTTTACGTTCTGGAGCACGAGCAATACGATATACCAACATCGCATCTTCCATTTGACGCAACATGTTTAGTGGTCTGATGGCTTTATGCAAATATCCTAAAATACGTTTTGTATTAAGATCAACCAATCCAGATGGAACATATACAATGCTATCAAGAGATAAATGAAGTCCTTGTGGACCAGTCATTACTGGTGACTCTTTATCATTATTCGTATAAACATAATACTCTTCAACTTCTTTAATTAATTGAACTGGAGTGTTTGTCTGCTGAACATACTTATCCATTTCCTTTTTAAACTTACGAACTTTTTTAATTTTTAATGGATCTACGGCAACAATACTTTGAATACCTTGACCAGGAAGATCCTTGTCGATTACAATATTGTAAAACAACTTTGAATCTACATACCATCTGCGAAAGATTTCGTATGATTTATGATTAAAATCCAATAGATGAATTACAGTATCAAACTCTTTATATATTTTTGTTTTGATATTATCAGAAATTGGGCACTTGGATAAATCCAATTTTACTGGTGTGTGGTCTGTTCCAGGTACGATAGACGCATTTACAATCTCATCTACAGCAGCATCAATCTCTGGATATATTGATATATTTCTATATTGAATAATTGACTGAGTTTCATCACGCATTGTGGCTGCGTAATCAAGGGCAGTACCAAAGAATCCACCAGCCTCAACAGTTACAGTTCCATCAAATACTTCTGGAACTGCAAATGATGCCATTGCATCATTTTTTTGATCTTCCTTGGTGGTTTTCTTTTTTCCAAACTGAAATCCAAATATATCAATTTCCATAATTCACCTTATGTTCTCCTTGTAATATTTTTGATTTCCATATAATCAAAAACAATCATTACAGTATAACTATTTAACACATTGGGAGAACCCATATTCATTTGAACTGGTTGAATTCCAGCAGGCCAGCAGCCATGTAAAATATATTCTTTTAGTGGTTGATCATTACCATTTAAATCTAAGTGCTGGACTCTCCAATTATCTGCTTTATATTGTCTTGAAGTTTGACCAGTTCCAACTCCAGGAGTAGAAGATTTATTTTGATCATGGTCATTAATTAAATTTTGCCATCTATTTAATTTACCCCATAAGTTGTTATCTCCGACATCATCCCACATGGTAATATTCCAAGTACCATAATCTCTTTCACCAGGATAATGAAATTTTCTACCAAAATAATCATAACTTAAAGTTTTACTAGTAACTCTTGGAAGAGTAGCAGAACGTATATGAAAGTCTGTAAATCTACCACCGGTTGGAAATGAACCATCTATTCTAAATCTATTAGAACGAGTTCCACCAAAAAAGGTATTTTTGAAATCATTTAGCATGGTTAGTTAATCTTAAGTGTTATAGTTCTCTTTATCTTGAATTTTAACATAATCAAATGTAAGAGTTGTATTAAACCCAACAAATCCGGGCTCTGCCATATTCAAACTGATTTCATCTACTACCGATGGCCAACATTTGTATAAAGTTATAGTTTTTAACACTAAACCATTAGCATCTAATTGTTTCATTCTCCAAGTTGTTTGTAATCTTTTATATGAAAAATCATCACCTTTTACTTTATGTGTGTAGTGACCATCCATAAATTCTGCCCATTGATGTAATCCCTTCCATATACTATTGGTATTATTATCATCGTAAATACCAACATTCCATGGTGTATACATTCTATCACCTGCAAAATTTATCAATCTTCCACGATATGG